GATGGAACCTGTACTGCACCAGTACCTGAAGCGACAATATCTCCTGTAGCCTCAAGTACGTCTGCTACAATCAGCTTACGATTAAGGTTCATACTGTCTGTAGGGTAATCATACTCAAAATTGACGTTAGCACCCTGAATAGTAAGACCTGCGCCATCTGCCGCTGATGCTGTGGATGCAGTGCTTGCCACTGTGATGTTCAAATCTTCTACATCTAAAGTGGTTGAGTTTATAGTTGTAGTCGTACCTGTTACAGTAAGATTGCCGTTAATGGTAACTGTACCTGCACCAGAGTTTGCGTCCAATAGGATGTCTGTGTCAGACTCAATTCTATTAGTTCTGGTTCTACCTGTTACTTCGATACCTGTGTCTGTGGTTTCTAATTTAGATGCGTTACCATAGTAAAGATATACAGCGTCATTACCAGCAGGTGATCGCAATACATATTCAGCTAAACCCCCTACAAACTTAGATATATTAATGGTGTCAGACTGTATGTTCAGAACACCCGAAGCCCTAATAAAGTTATTAACGCCGTGGAAAATTTCTAAATCATTATCATTACCAAAATATAGTATATCACTATCACCCAGATTAATCTGGTTCATAGTACTTGCACCGTCTACATTAAAGGTGCCGCCGAAAGAACCATTGCCTGATAGTGTTAGGTTTCCGCTGCCCAGCGCACCTGCAACTGTAGTGACGTTAGCATCGTTTGCTGCGACAGTGGAAACGTCAGATGATATACCTGATACGGTCGCTACGTCTGTATTGATGCTTGCGACTGTAGTTACGTTTGCACTGATACCTGCAACTGTAGAAATGTCTGCAACATTATTAGCGACAGTAACTACGTCTGTAGAGGTTGCCCAGTATTTAGCACTGTAATTAGTGCCATCTACAGTACCGCTTGTCTTAATAGCCCAATCTTCTGCCAACTGTTCAGATGCAGCGGCGTTTGATTCACTGGTAGCAGCATCAGCAGCACTCTGTGCAGCCGTTAGCGTGGAGCCAAGAATAGTATCCACATAATTTTTGTTTACGCCGTGATCACTTGCTGTTGGAGTAGGTACGCCTGTGATGCTATTGCTTCCCATTGCAATAGAGCCAGACATTGTACCGCCTGTAAGACTTAGCTGCAAAGCGTCTTGCTGATCAGTGTAGGCTTTAGATGCTGCTTCTGTTGGGTTTACAGGCAGCGGTACACCTGTGACTGTAGCACCAGAGGACATAATCAGGTTGCCCGTCATTGTGTCGCCAGTATCTGCTACCTTACCCGCTAGTGCAGTAGTCATTGTCCCTGCAAAATCGGCATCATCATTTAGCGAAGCAGCAATTTCGTTCAGAGTATCTAACGTAGCAGGGGCAGATGCTACAAGGTTAGCAATCTGTGTGTCTGTATAATTTTTTGTCGCAGCGTCTTGTGGGTTTGTTGGATCAGTCAGGTTCTGGATAGTAGTGGTTGTAGCCCCATCCATGTTAAGCGTACCAGAGATAGTTACATCGTTAAAAGTAGATGTACCTGTAGCCGCTGTGACGTTACCTGTGATATCGCCTGTTACGTCACCAGTGATAGTTCCTGATGCGCTGATGTTAGTGAAAGACGATGTACCTGAAGAAGCAGTGACGTTACCTGTAACACTACCATTAATGTCGCCAACAAAACCGCTGTTGGATGTAATCACTGTACCAGTAATAGCTTGTGGGTTGGTAGCACCAACACTAACGCCGTTCATGGAACCTGCATTACCAGAAGACGCACCTAAGACTACGTTAGGTAAGGTAGTGGTTCCCAGCGCAGTAAATGTACCGCCGATAGAACTATTACCAGTTGCAGAAAATCCCCCTGATAGGAAAGCATCCTGAAAACGGAAACTAGGTGTACCTAGATCAGTAGTGGCATTAACTTCAGGAATGATAGCATTAGATGTTCCATTTACTTGAACAAGCTCACGCCATACCGCTGCACTGGCAGTGTTGCCTATACAAATGAAGACACGACCTGTTGTGGTGTTTTCCCACATAGAGCCGACTGCATAACCCTCTGTACTGTCATTAGTGACAACAGGATTTGTTGTAGCAGTTAAATTATTCTTACCGCCGACACCGCCATGCACAGAAGGCAGATAACCAGACACAGATGTAGTAAGGTCTATCTTAGGAGCTTGGCCTGTAGTACCGTCATGGCTGTGGCCTGTACTGGCATCAAATGCATCTTCTAGTCTGTTAAACTCAGCATTAAGTGGCGGGGCCGTGATGTCAGCACCGTTGTAGATTTGGTTTGCGGATTGTCTTACATAACCTGCCATTTACTATCGCCTTCCTGCAACGGAATATTCAAAAACAAGTCCCTGAACGGAATAAGGGTCAAACTGACCAATAGACACAAATTCTGCACGGACTGAAAAACCAGAGCCTTGAACATCAGTGGACATGATTGGTTTGGAGTTACCGCCGTAGAGTACGTTAGTACCTGCGTAATCAATGTTACGGCCTGAATACTCCACTGGACCGCCACGGCTATCTTGGGTGTACGAAGAAGGACTAGAGGTGTCATAATCACCCCAATCAAACCTTAATGAAAGGCTGAGTTCAAAAGGGCCTTCTGCACGTACAAAAGTGTTAATTTCACGGAATACTTTTCTAATATCAGTATCACCGAAATCTAAGTAAGGTGTTGAATATACAGCTAGTATATCATCGCCAGAAAAGTTGTTTCCTTTTTCTTGCTGATAGACCTTACCATCGTAGTCACCATGTAGCACAACCTCTGTTGATCCTACATAATCAGATGCTGCAACATGCGCCCTAATGCCGACAAGTTCACCGAAGTTCCATCGTATTCTGCCGTTTTCCTCAGTAAGGCCGCCTATTAGACCGTATGCAGCAATTTTATCTTCTGTTTCATCGCCTACAAAATATCTGATCTGTGATTTGGATCGTATGACTACGCCACACAATGTATCCAAGTCATAGTTAGCAATGATGTCTACGAGAGCACCTTGGATAGGGCGTGATACGGACTCAATCTCAACGTCACCAATACGGGATGTACCTGCAACAGGTCTGAAGCCATCGGGAGATAGAAAGATCAAATCCCCGCCAATCTCTAGAACACTATCTGTAGCAACGCACCCTACGTTTGCTGTAACAGGATCAACTGTAAATCCTACTGTGGTATCTGCAGAAGCCTTGTTGATAGCATTAGAGCCAAAAATAAATAAGTTATCACGGAAAGGCTTAATCTGTACGACAGGGAAACCTGCAGATAGTTGGCCCCCACCATTGCCTGTTCCGAAGTCCAAATATCCGTGCGGGTCTATTGTCGTGACAGGCTTTGAATATGCTACTGTGGGCTTAGTTGCATCATCCCCTGCTAGAAACAAAGTGTTTTTGAAAAAGTTAACTAGAGAGGGTGCGTCTAGGGCAAAGGGACCACCCGCACTAGCTGTACCACCTGTGTTCGTGGTAAGCAGTTCATACCATGTGTTTCCATCAAATACGATTGCAGGATTAACACCATCTACAAAACAGATCGCATCACCGCCACCGTAGTTAAACTGCACATGCCGCAATCTGTTCACACTTCGTAAACCTGAAGTCATGTTGCGGGTGAAGCCTGTGGTGATACTCTGCCAGCCTACAAGCGGTACATACTTATAAAAGCTATATGTTGAACCACCTGTATCAGCACGTGCAGCAATATAGAATGGGTTGTTGTACTGTGAGTTTTGATAAATTGCTAACCCAAGTACAGGTCCTTCAGAGGTAGAAGATGTCCCTACTTCGCCTAAACCACCAGAACCTGTATAACCTAACTCTTCATACCCGTTAATACGACGATAGCCACCGAACAAGGATGGCTCATAGTTAATCAGTCGGGTGGCACTGCCTGGGTTGTTGTCAGATAAATCTAAATGGTTTTCATTAGAATTTAGACCGCCACCACATATGAGTTTAAAGCTCTCAACTTGATCTGGCATTAAAATTTAACCCTTGTATCTCGCACACGCTCATAATTGTTGATGTACAGGGTTTGCAGGTCTTTCAGACCTTTTTCAAAGCTTACAAATGCAGCCTGTGCTGCTTCCGTGTTATCCTTAAACATATAGAGTTGGTACAAGGCACCATCGACAATAACGCTGTCAAAGGATGTTGGAACACGGGTCTGGTCATTGAAGGCTGTTAGATCAGCATAATTCAAATAATATCTAAAACGTATGGTGTATGCGGCGTTAGGTGAAGGTGTTACACCAAAACCATTACCATGGCTTGCAAATACGAAATCAGGAATACCACGTCCCGCATTTCCGCTGTCGTAGTCTTCATCCCTATGTTGCGCATACCATTCATCACGCTCAATTAGTTTTAGCGTTTTGAAGCCTACATTAAGGCTGTCATTCTTTTGTATCTGGAAACTGTTCCAATCTACTGTTTTGAATGCATCGGGCCATGTATATTCTTCCTGTCCTTGGACAAGAGTTTCTGTATGCTCTGCAGCATTAAAGGGCCATTCAAACTCAGCCTGATTGATCTTACTGACAGCAGTTTTCACGCTATCTTTAGCAAGAGCCTGTACACCACGAACAGTGTCAAACTCTGATGCAGGAATCTCTACCTCATTCAAACGACGAAGTACTAGATTACAAAGAGTGAGATAGGTGCTGGGCATGAATGTACCTCATAAAAGGGTAAAGGGGGCAAGTTGCCCTGCCCCCAAAAGTTCTTATGCCAAGTTGTAGTTGGCTGTGATAAGTCCTTCTGGACGCAAGATTTTGCGACCATAAAGCTGCATACCACGAACGATGTCTGCGAATGTGTCTGGTGAGCGGAAGCTCTCAGTTTTCGCAATTTGGTCTGCGACAGCTACTGCTGAGTCATGACCTGCAACGATAACACCGTAGTTTGTTTCAGAACCCGCTGAAGCTGCTGTACCTGCGCCAGTACCTTCGTATGGAAGGTTGTTTGACTGATACACACGGAAGCCACGGATGGTGCCTGGAAGACGACCATTGCGTACTTCACCTTCACCACCGAAGTCGGCGTTGATCAATTTTGCGTCTTCATCCATTAGGATTTCTTTGAAGACAGGATCAACAACAATCCAACGACCATCTGTGTCCACGTTAGCTGCGTCCATTAGACGTGCCATGCGGTTCAAGACTGCTAGAGGTGAAGTGATACCACCTGCACCACCACCCGCTGCAACAGGGATAGAGGTTACTTCTGCGTCAACACCAAGGTCAGAGCCGCCGAAGTCTGTGATATCTAGCTGATTTGCAGCAAGAAGTTCGTCTGCACCTGCTGCGGCATCTGCTTTTGTACCTGCAGCCGCTGTACGGCGTGCCCATGCTGAACCATCCCATGACCAACCAGACATGTAGCCTAGTACGTCTTGGTCAAATGCATCACGCAGTTTAAAACCTGCACGATCCGTCGCCAAATCCATGAACGATACGTGGCTGTGGGCCTCTTCGACGTCATCGATGGCGAACTGGAAGTAGTTGGCTTGATCGACAACCATTGTGAAATCAGCGTCGGTCAAATCTTGTGTCGCAAGCGTTGTGCCACGAGCATAAGTGTTGATTGTGATTTCTGGTTCTTTGATAATCTTAACACTATCTCCCATGTTGGCGATTTCGCCTGCATAGTCAGTGTTACTAATATCTTCTACGACAGAAGAGTTGCGAAAAGCCTTCTGTACTTTTTTGGAATAGATTACGGGGCTGAAGTTACCATTTGGTAAGTTACCGTAACCGCCTGCTACTGGAAATGCCATTGTTAAATCTCCTTGTGAAATGGCAAGTCGGATAAACCGACAGACAAAATCAGAAGGTAACAATTAAGTGGCAGTGTTGATGTAAGGGTGCGTATACACTGCCGTATATACGGGCCTTACCACACTGGTAGACTGCTTGTTTTAGTCTTCTGGGGGTTTTTTAGGCTTTAGGGGTAGTCATAAAGAGGCCCTATCGCCGATAAAGCTATTGCTTTCTAAATATACTAATAATTATAACACACTATCAGATATTAGTAAATAGCTATTACTATATCCTGCCCCTTGGCAGGGACAGCCCTAGCATACAGTTAAAAACAATTTGGTCAATAACTAAATTACTAGAACTGCCATTTAATTAACGTGCGCCACCTGTCATGTCGTAGGTGAATGCGCCTGTACGCATTGCCTCTAGGATGGCATCTTCGTTAGCTTCATACTCACGGTCAGACATCTGTGCTACCTGACTTTCTGTGAATGTGGACTTACCTTTTGCTGAAGGTGCTGAAGAGGATGTACGTCCTACTGCTTGCGCTGCTGATTTAGGTTTAGCTTTAGTAGTGCGAATACCTGTATCAGCTTTATATAAATCAATTGCACGGGAAGCAGCTTGTGCATCTGTATTATTCTTATACAGCGCATCTTGAATATACATCGGCTGCATGGATACCCATTCATGGAAGGCTGGGTCTGCACGTATTTGCATAAAGTCTGGATGTTTTTCCATCAGTTGCTTTTCAGCATCCCGCTTTGTGATTTGGGTTTCTATTTTTTGAAGACGCTTTTCACCCATGCGTAAATCTTCAGCGACTTCATTAGCCCGTTTACGTGCAATTGTATCGACGATCTTAGCGACATCAGGATACTTCTTAGACCACTGGTCAATCTCTTCATCGCTTTTCGGAAAACGAATTTGGCCTTTCGCAGCGGTTTCAAGCTGTTGTTTAACTTTTGCAATTTCTTGATCCTTTTGAGCCATTAATTGTTGGGTATGGCGGCGAAGGTCACCGTAGCGTTTCTTAAACGAAGCCTCTTCTGAATCCTGTGGCTGGCTTTCGACAGGTTGTGCTGTCTGCTTTTCCATTTCCTGCGAATACGTTAGTTCGTCGTCTGCTTCTTCTTTGCGTCTATATTTATTGCTCATGTTTAACCTCTGGGGGCTTCACTTTGTGAAGGTAGCCCAATTAAAATCACACGATGAAAGTAACCTTTGGTTTTTTCACCATGCCGTACATAGAAGTCTTTTTGGAATAATCGCTTTCTTGATATTCTTCAGTTTCATTGACTTCTGGTTCCTCTTCAGAAACCTCCACAGTCGCCTCTTCTACCTCATTGCCTTCTGGGGTTTCCTCTGCCTCTGTGTGGTAACCTGTGCCATCACAATGGTCACAGCCCTCTCCATCACACTTAGGACAGACTTCACCCTCTGGTTCCGCTGCTTCTACGGCAGGGATTAAACCCATAACATCCATAGCCATGAGGCCCATCTTTGCCTCTTCCTGCATCATCATGATCTTTTCTAGGCCATGCCATTTGACCACATCTGCTGGTAGGACGTATTCGCCTTGCGATATGTTAATCTCAATATCGTCACGTACTTCTTCGGCTGTTGATCCGATAGGAATAGGATTACCTGATACAGGGTCTGTCGGCCCCATCATACCGTCACACGCCATGCCACCGTGATACATCGCCACCTTTTCATCAGCCTCTGGATCATCTTCATCAACCATTGCCTGCTGGATAGCGTCTGCCCGTACTTTTTCGTATGAGGACAATTCGTTATCATTATTAAGGTCTGCTGCCTTGTCATCACGTTGGTATTTTTTGTTAGCCATGTCATAGCCCTCTTCTGTTTCTATTCCCTTTCGGGCTACAGCCAAGCCGCCAAGGGCCATACCTGCCTCTTCTTCATCGTCTAAAGGTATTCCGAAAAATCCATACACACTGTCACGTGCGCTTGCCGCATAGTCGATGGCATCTTGCTTGCGATCATCCCAAGTAACTTCAGAGCCATCTTGCTTGAAATATTCGCCGCTCTCACCTGTGTAAAATTCTTGGTCGGTAAGATCAAAATTGAGTAAGTTTTCTGACCGCCACTTAGAATACTCGTCTGCAGTTTCTAGTTCTTGAAAAACAGGTAGTTTTTCACCTGTATAGGGATCATACGGACCATTTTCTTTGTAGTACGCCATTAGCTCGTCAATGTCGTAACGATCACCTGTTTCAGGATTAATAGTAGGCGTAACTAGGTATCCATCACCATAATCATAGGTTTCGGTTTTTTCTGAATACTCTTCGCCGTAGTTGAGTTCATCAACCCAAACAGGCTTACCGTTGCGGGTTTTAACGCCCTCAACTTTGCGAATGCTTCCCACTATTCCGCTCCCTTAATTGCTTCATCACGGAGTGTTGCAAATCTACGAAGCTCTGCCATTGCGCCCTGCATCTCAGTGAGGCGGTCAAAGTCTTTCTGAACTTCTAGTAGATCACGGTATTTGTTGATGCGGTAATCAATGTAGACATGTAACCGCTCCATCATATCTTTGTCGTTAACTAGAGGTAGTAGCGCACGACTTGTTTCTTTATCCATTATTGAACGGGACCTTGCTGCTGCTGTTGTGGTTGGTTACCCCCGTTGTCTCCCCCGCCTGATCCAGTGAAGCCCTCTGCATTAGGCTCTGGTGCATTGCCTGGGGCAATATTACCGTTACCATTTCCTGTAGGGTCTTCTGCGCTGGGTGGGCCACCTGCAGGCTGCTGCTGTGGCTGTGGTTCAGGCTGTGGCATCAATGCTTGTATCTCTGCCATCATCTTAGCTTGGATAACTGCCTCACGTGGATCGTTCAGGATTTTATCCTCATCCAAATCCATAGATGCAGATAGCTCACGTAGGATGTAGTCATACTTAACAAACGGTGCCATCTGTGGGCTTGCTGTCATCTGCATGAACTGGATCAAACGCTGTGAGCGTATCTCATTACGCATCAAGCTTTCTGTACCCCGTGCGGCTACTTCAAGGTCGCTCTTTGCAAACTCTTCATTAAAGTTGAACTGCATGTTGAAGGCGAACAAAGCTTTACCTAGCGGTGCAAGTAAGTAGTCATCGATGTTACGCACAACCGCTTTGATGTTCTGTGCGGCTGCACCCATCAACATAGACATGCCAGAAGCAGTACGACCTACTCCCATGATGCCTGTAGCACCGTGGCTATAGGACGGGATACCTGTGCTTTCATCAGCCAACTGACGTGCCTTATCAAACATCATCATAAGTTCATTAGACACATTAGGGAACTTAGTGCCGAAGATAGCTTGGCCTGGGGCACCTGCCTGTCTGCGGAAGACCTTCCCTGGGTATATCTCAAGGTCTTGGCCTGGGACTAGGTTAGTCTCATCAATCTCAATAAGCAGGTTACCACTCAACGCAGAGTTGTCCACGCTCATCCGCATAAAGCCATTCATCAGCAATTGCGTGTCTTCCATATTTTCAGCAACACCAATGCCAAAGAATGAGTATGGGTTCATCTCATATGGTACTGCTGCGTAAGGAATACGTGCAGGTGTAAATGGGTTAACCACAAGGCGAAGGATTTGACCGTTACAAATCCATGCGTTTACTTGTACTTCGTCACGATCCTTAAACTCACTTGGTAGCTCAATACCCGCTTCCTCTGCCATCTCCGTATCAAGGATACCCCAGTACTCAAGCACTTCAAAGCGGTCTACACCGTCACCATCGTTACTTTCGTCCAGCGCAGTTTCCCAATATTCACGGGTATAGTTAGGGCCGTAGTCGATAGCCAGTTCAATGCTCTCATCACGGAAGTGTGGACGCTTTTTAAGGTTACGCATCTGACTACGGCTTAGTCGATGACGCTGCACTGTATACTCTGCCTCTGCCATATTACGGGCATCAGGATCAGGATAGAAATCCCATATAGAAACGTACTCCACTTTAGGTATAGTCTCATATATAGGATCGTATTCACCGTCCTCATTCCAGCGTGGGTATTCCTTATCAAACGCAAACGGGCCTTTGATGATACCTGAACCAAACAAGCATGTCTCAAACGCCATAGAACGTAGGTGCTTAGATGCTTGGCTTTCGTCCAACTGATCATGCATTTTCTTTTCCATGATCTGTGCTGCACGTTTAGCAGGCTCAAAAGTAATTGAGGTTGGATTTGTACCCGCACCCACCTCTAAATCGTCGTGTAAAGGCTGTGTCTTGTCTTTGTAGATGCCTAAATCTTTTGCAATCTCAGGACGTGCGATGTAACGGGGTGGATTGTAGTCTACATTTGCTTTTTCTTTAGCTTTTTCGGCTGTAATCGCATTTGGGTCGTAGTGAAACGCATCTGCTACGTTATTTGGGAACTTACGGCTCTCAATACCAATAGGAAACTTCGATCCTGCAAATAATACGTCTACAACCTGTGCATATGCTGCCAAAACCTTGGTTTTAGTGATCTTAACAAAGGCTTGGGACTTTTCAGCAGACGTAAACTGCACATCTGGGCCATATAGACCCCGATAATTCCGATATGACATCAACCAACGCTCTTCATCCGCTAAACGATGGTCTTTAGAGCGACGAAACTGCTGTTCAATGAAGGATGATAGGTCTGAATAGTTCAGATTTTCCTCTTCAACGTCACCATCCTCTTCTAGAGCAACGGTTACGTCTAATTCAGACGTTTCATCTGCTGTAATGCCTTCAGGCTTATCCATTAATGCCATATTTTAGTACCCAAATGTTGAATCTGATGGTGCGTAGTGCTTGATTGGAACACCCCGCCCCATATCGAAGGGTGAAAATGCTTTTGGTCGGCTCATAATGCCGTATCTAACGCTGTCGTAGGTGTGGTCCGACGCAAATCTTGGATCGATGTCGTCGCTTCCCTTTGGGTCGGACGGGATCACGGGTAAATCTGCTATGATTTGACGGCACGTGTTGAAGAAAATAATACCTGCAGCTTCTGTTACAGGGTCTACCTTTAAAACTTCGTGAAATCTGTTCTTACCTGCTACCCTTGCGCCTGCAGTACGATCACTAGGTCGCCATCTGCAGCCCATTGTTATCATTTCTTCTGCGATAGAGGGTCCTATCTGACCCCGATTATGCCAACATGAGCTATCTAGCACCCCATACTGGATGCTCTCACCTCTTTCTGCGTCGAGGACAGCCGCAGCCAAGTCCTTTCCTGTGTGCTTCGACACGTATAACTCTCTGTAGACGTAGAGGGTTTCATAGCTTGGATCGATAGCGAACCAGTGAACAGCAGAATAAGAGCTATACCCATAGTCGCATGAGCGAAAACGTCGCCAATCATCAGGAATATCAAACGGCTCACATACGTGAGTGCTTTGTTTGAACTCTGGGAATGCTGCACCATCCGCAACATCCCAATCACCTTCCAACAATTGCCGCCGTTGCATTTCGGGCAAGGCCAAAAGGTTGGCTTCATACTGCCCGTCCTGCATCAAATAAGGGTTGTCACGTAACGATGCAGGAATAAAGCGACGATAGAAGAGCGGCTCCCCTGCCCGTTCATGCCCTTCTGGGAAAACCATTGGGTTCCCCGTATCAATGTCCGTAGCTACAAACCGCTTGTTAGCAGGCGCAGGGTCTACAAACATCTTTTTGACCCATCCATGCCCTCTACCACCTGGGTTGGTTGTAGCTCTTTGGAACAGAGGCAGCGTGGGGTCGGTAGTACGCAGACGTGAACGCATGTAGTTCCATGCAAATGGCGTGGCGTACTGAGTAAGTTCGTCAAAAGCGATATAGCTAAATGCTAGACCTTGGTAACGTAGAACGTCTTCGTCACGTTCAAGGTAGGTCATCCATAACTTAGCACCGCTAGGGAAGGTCCACTGTGACTTCTTTTCCTGCCACTTAGCACCTGGGTAAATCTTAGGGTAAAGTTCCTGAGACTTCCAAATAAGTTCCCGCAATTCGTCGTTAGTACGGCGCAGGATAATACCATTGAAGTTCTTGTTATCGAAGTAGCGCATCGGGTCAGCAAGTAACCCATAACTTTTTCCACCGCCTGCGCTGCCGCCATAAAGTACTTCACGTTCAGATGCCGCAAGGAAGTCCGTCTGGGGGCCTGGATTGGGTTGAAATACAACCTCTTGCTCTTGCTGCTTCTGTGTAATGATACCGAAGTTCAGGGTATCAGAAATACTTTCAAGCTCTTCTTCAGCTTCTTTAGCTTCGCCAGTATGCTCTTTAAGCTTGCGCTCCATCATCGACTTAATGCGTTTACTGTCGTTGATCTTACGCTTTAGACGGGCCTCTTCTTTTTCAGCCGCTGTCATACTGCGTTTGGTTTTGTTCACCTCACGCTTTAGCTTTTTAACACGCTTACTATCAGGACGCTTGGACTTCCAGAGGTTGCTGATCCCTTGGTGGGATATCTTGCGCTCTATTCTGGCGTTAAGCCAATCCGCTACCTTACGTCTGCTATACCCTTCATCTAAGTAGTCCATCGCCTCTTCGATCAGAGGCACAATGTCCATGTCAGGAACTAATA